ATTATATCTAATTCAAAATGCAAATGGTTTATAGCTTTTCTTATATCTTGCTCAGCAGGATTGCCTTCTTTTTTACCACAACGCAAAAGATAGGTGATAGCAGTTCCTAAATTATAACTATCCGCCTGAAAATCCTCTATAACCTTCCTTGCTTCTATTTTATGGTTTTTACCTATGTAATAGTGTGGTATTTCTTCTTTCTTTGTCATTTTCTAATATTTTAATTAAACCCTCTTGGGTGTTTAGCTTTCTTGATTTTGATGACTTC